CAATCGTTCTTAGTCGGCTTCTTTCAGCGTCTTGCTGTTGCTCTTGTAAGTTACGAATATTTCTTAGAGTAGAGATATAGGAAGTTTCTATCTCCTCGGTTCGGGATTGGAAGGTGCGACCGCGACTGGCAAGGTCAGCTTGTCCCTGGACAAATTCTAGGAAAATGTCACCTAATTCTTTACCAGCGTCGCTTGTACCGGGTATTAATAAACGGTTTTTAACTTGCTGTACCCTGATTCTATCGGTCGCATCCAGTAGCTGATTTTGGGCATTTAAGAGTTTCTTGTCGAGTTCCCTGACTAAATCAGTGTAACTTTCAGATAGAGAACGATTTCCTCTAAAAGCTGACAGTTGAGCATCTTCAATCTGTCTTCTATAATCTTCAATCTGACGATTAAAGTCGATTATCTGACGGCCAAGGTTGCGGTAATAGTATTGTAGTTGCTCTTGCTGATCTCTTAAAGATAGTTCGGTTTCAGCTATTTGCTGTGTGATATTTGCAATAGCTGTTTTGACCGTTAACGGATCATCTACGTTTAATACTAATTTTTCTTGCTCTAAGGCTAATTGATTATAAAGAGCTGCCAAGTTTATTTTGGTTTGCTCTAGTCCGTAGCCAATATTTTGACTGGAGGAGGTTTTATTGGCTAGATTAGTAAGTTGTTCTGCTTTAACAATTTCTTTACTAGCCTGTTTTTCTTGTATTTGTCTTTTCTTTCTTTCGACAATAATCTCTCGACTAATTTGCTGAATTTCTTTCTCAGTGTTTAAAATATCTCGTCGAGCAGTTGCGTATTCTTTAGCCTGATTTAAAATAGATCTTAAAGCAGCGTTATCTTTTAGGTCAGATTCATACTGATCCATTATTTGCTGAATAGCATCAGGAGAGAGTAAATTTCCAGCAATTGCTCCACCAAAGCTCGCTACATTTAGCTGTTTTAGATCTTCTTTAAAGTAAGTGCTTAAAACTTTATTGGCAGATTTAGATAGCCTTTCGTTTAAAGTATTAGAGATAGAGTTAGCTGTATTGCCTAAAGTGGCAATACGCTCTTTAGCAGTCTGTAAGCTTTCTTCTCGAACTTTAACATTAAACTGAAATTCATTAATTTCCCCTGATGCAAATTGTTGATTTAATCCAATTGAACGACTTAAACTATTTCCTTCATTAGCAAAATTGGCATTAGCTCTTGTTCTTATAGCAAGATCAAAGGCAACTTGTAATTTTCTATATTCTTTTTCTTGATCTTTCAAGACTTGTAGATAATCTTGTTCCGCTTTTTTTAGTTGACCAATTATAGTCACGAGGTCTTTTTTACGTTGCGCGTAAGCAATGTCAGTTATATCTCTATTCTTAAAGCTTTGCTCTAACGATGCTAACGCCATCTCATATTGTTGAAGGTCGGCAGTAATTCTTGACCCAACGGGACCTAACTGTTTATTAATTAGCTCCTGTTCTTGCTTCATTAAATCCTGCTCTCGCCGGTTAAATTCAGCTACAGATCGGTCGTTTCCTTTTGCGCTTGCAATTGTTCTTTCTGCTCTGACTAAAGCTAAATTATTTCTGATTTCTTGTAATTCAGATGAAAATTGCTTGCTACCTGAAAAATTAGATAAAGTTTTTTGATATTCTTTAAGATTCCCAACTCCAGTAGCCAGAGATTTATCAATGTTTTCTAGTCCTTGTCGTAATTCTAATAGTGACATAAGCCATTTAGAATTATAAACAATCCCGAATGTTATAACATTAAAAAACTTTTCTCCTCCAGACAATTCCATATCAGGCAAAAAGCTTGTTAAGCCTTTGCGATTACTGTTATCGGTTTTGTTTTGCCAAGCATCAAGAGCTTTTTTAGACTCTTCTAGGGTTCTTACAGCTTGTTTTAGTTCTTCGCTACCAGCATTTAATGCGTTATAAACAAATTGAATACCAGTTATCACCGCAGTAGGAATAATCAATGCTTTAATTAATCCTATTCCTGCTAAAGTAGCAAGGTTTATAGATACTTTTAATCTACCCATGGCTGTAGCTGTAGATAGAGATGCTACTCCGGCAGTTTGTAAGGATGCACTCATAGCAGCACTGGCAACGGCTCCTAACCGACCCGCTGCCGCAAATTGCATGACTGATTTTCCTAAGAATCCCATGACTGACAGTAACCCGGCGGCTCCCACTGATGCCACCGTCCCTAGATTGTCATTTAAGGTACTCAAGACGGCATTTAATGCCTGTAAAGCAGGGTAAGCGACTACTCCAATTTTTTCCCCTAACTGCATTTGAAGTTGTTCGGTATTGTTCTGGAATCGAGAGATTTCCGATTGTAAAGTTTTAGTAGAGAGAGAAAGACCTCCGGCACTCATCCGTTCATATTCGGCCGCTAATCGAGGTAAAACATCTTGTACCAAAAGATTGCCTGCTGATGCTTGTTGATAAAATTGAGCAGTGGTTAACCCCATTGATCGGGCGGCCACGTTTAAAGCGTCGTTTAATCCTCCTGACTCGCTCAATTGCTGCGTGAATTCTTCAACGGAAACAACAGCTTTAGAGGCTATTTGCCCGATAGCTCTAAAAGATTCAGCTTGCTGTTGGGCATTGGTTTGTCGCGCCGATAATGCCTCTTGGAATCCTTCAAAAATATTATCTGCCTGCGCTTGTAGTGGAGAATTGGTAGTAATTAATTTGAATCTGCTATAAGCAATAGCGGATTCTTTAAAGGATATTCCTAATTTGTCAGCCCTTGCCACTAAAGCGTCAAGAGATTGTTCTACATTGCCTACACCAGCAAGATTTAAATTTAATTTAATTCTTTGTAACTCAGTAAAAGCAAGTAAAGAATCAGTAACAGCTTGTTGAATCCTAAAAGGAATATCGTAAATAGCAAAAAATAGAGGTCGTAATAAAAATTCTGCTCCTTTGAAAAGAGCAAATCCCCCAATTGCCGCTATAGCACCTTTACGAAGATTAATCATACCTCCTGTAGCGGCATTAAGTTCTTGGTCGAGAGTTCTGAGTGCTTTGCCACCAACCGAGAGGAAATTAATAAATCCGTCCGCTTGGGCAATAACAGCTTTTAGTCCGCTTACGATACCGTTTGTAAAACCACTAGAAACGCCCGCTTTTTCAATGCTATCGAGAGCGTTGAAAATGTTGTCTCGTTTTTTATTCCAGTCGTCAAGAATTTCTTCTCGTGTTGTTTTTGGACGAGCGATGACGGTAGCTCGCTTCATCACTTGAAAAGCGCGGGGAGAAGCGAAAATTCCCGTGTTCATCGAGCCTTGAATCTCGTTAATAGCCGCTAGGCGTTCCCCTTGGTTTACCATTTCTTTAACAGCTTGAAGGATCGCTTTTCGGGCTTCTTTTGACCTCGTCCCGACAAAGAAAGTAAAATCGCTTACTTCTTTATCGAATTGAGTCTCTAGCCTTAATCCGAAGCGAATATGACGCGCCCCTAACGCTAATCCTTCATAAAAAAACCGCATTGCTTTCATCGCTTTTTTAGACGGTGAAGCATTTCCCAGCCCTTTATTTGTTGCGTCGATAATTCCAATCGCAACATCTAAAGCGTATTTTTCGCTATTATTATTTTGTAATCCAATATTTAACCCCTTGATATAATTTAACCCAGACTGTCTGCCCTCACTGGAAAACATCGAACTAATCGCTTCAAGGTTTTTTGCGAATACTGGAACGCCAGCACTTAAAGAAGATGCAATAACTTCAATGAGTTTGCGTCCATAAATATTGTACTTTTCTTCTATATCGCCTAAATTAATCCCTAAAAAATCAGACGGATCAATTTTGCCAGTAGTTTGAACCTCAAGGTATTCAAGTATCTCATTAGGTCTGCGATTGTATTGGTCTGGTGTAAAGCTAGACAAAGGATTTGTTATTATCTCGCTTGGATTTCTCCAAAAAGCACCAGAGTCACCTCTAGTAAATGTTGATCGGTTGGCAATTTTTGCTATATCGAGCATTATTTCAGCATCGCCATAGTAATCATTTCCTTTAATCGGTTCGGAAAAAGAGTTAATTGCGCTATAAGCAACAGGTTCTTTGAAAACTTGTTTTTCAAAATCAAATCTGTCTCTTCTTAAACTCCATTGATTAAAAGTAGGGTCTATTCCTTGTGTTAAAATAGCTT